CCTGCGTCGTCTGTAGTATTAAATCCTGAAATGTTACCTACTATGTCTGCTTTATAAGGAAGTACAGTAAACTGAGTGTCAGATGATACTACACTAACAAAAGCTTTGATAACAGTTGGAGTTGCCGCGCCATCAGAAAGAACGATTGTTTGACCAGCTCTAACTGAATGATTTTCTGCAGTTGTAATAACACCGTTGTTATTTACTTGTGCGTTTTCGTGTGCTAGGTGAAGTCTACCTTGCTCAGACCAAATAACTTGATCAGAAGCCATAGGCATTTCAGCACCTACCATTCTTAAGAAAGAAGATATAGATCTATTCCCATATCTTTCTACCTCTTGTGCATAGAGTTCTGGTAAATACTGTTGTGCCCAGTTGGTTATAGTACTTCCAGTAGCTCCATGAAAATTTAAATAATTCGAATAACTAGCAACTTTTTCCACATATGGATTAAGCTCGCTAGGTAACGAAAATGATACATTTGCCATTTTTTTAGTTTTTAATAGTTTTTAAGTTTTAATTTTAGCTTAGAACTATCAAGACCACCAACAACTCTAACTTGAGTTCCGCCTGTTTCGATTGTTTGTGAAGTTTTTCTAGGATCCATATTAATGTTCTTAGCACTTGCACTCATTTCTTTTATCGCTTCAGCTTTACCTTGTTCATAAAAATGATTAGCTAGAGCATCAGGGTTAGAAGCGGCAAATAAAGCTTTATGATAACCTGCAGCGTCACCTAAAAGATTAGTATCTTTGTTGACATATTTATTAAAAACATTAAATAAATCTGCTTGAGTTTCTTTTGTTTTATTTACATCACTGACATTGAATCTATATTTTTTGTCTCCTACTTTGAAGTTAAAACCTTTAAATTCACTATTAAAAACCTTTTTAGTTTCATTGTCAAAATGTGATGTTTGCTTCTGTAATAATTCTTCTGCTGTTTTTTGCTCTTCATTATAGCGGTTAAAAAATTCTATAGCTTTTTGTTGCTCAGGCAATAATTTGGAACCCAACTTGACTTCCTTATAATATTGATCTTTTTGCGATTTAAAAAAGTTTTTAGCATTTGCAACCTCCTCCTTTAGAGCGAGTTGTTTTCTTTTTACATCTTTGTCTGTGTCTAATGATTCATCAACGGAAAATTTATCATCCATTAAAAAAGCAATTTCGTCATAACTTAGATGCGGTTTGGTTTTTTTATAGTACTCAACCATAAGAGTATTATCGTCTACATTAGAAAAATCATTATTTAATTTTACATAATCCTCTAATGTTCCACCAGTATCTTTCATGAAATCTACAACATTTTGTATATTTTCAGGTAGATCTACTGGTTCTTGTGTTTCTGTTTTCTGTAATACTTCTTCTTGTTCCGGTATGGTGTTGGCAACTTCAGTGCTTCCATCCACTCCTGTTTCGTCAGTTGTATTTGTTTCAGTGGTTTCATCGGTTACTTCTTCTATTATCGGTGTTTCTTGCACATCTGCATTGCTCTCTCCGGCAGGTTCTTTTGTTTCTGCTTGTACTTCTTCGACCACTTCTTCGCTATTTGCGGGTGCATCTTGTACAGGAACCTCATCTGTGCTTTGCTCTTGAACGGCATCTTCTTGTTTATTTTCTTGGTTAAACTTATCGAGATCTAATTTATATACTCCATCTTTATCGATGGGCATACCGGCTTTCTCAGCTACCGCCTCTTCTTTTTCAGCTCTAGTTTTAGGTTCTTCAACCTCTACAGCTGTTACTTTTGTTTCTTCTGCCATAATAAAATATTATATAATTGTTTAAATTTATTTATTTTCTTGCATAGTATGCAATAATACTTCCACCTGCTACGTCTATTTCTGTATATTTACCATGAATAGTTACGCCTGCAGGAAATGTTGCGTTTGAATTTGTTAGTTGTACACCACCTGATCCTTCATTATTTGTTTCAGATCCTGCGGCTAAATCACCTGCTGCGTCTTCAGTGTTAGCAAATTGAGTTGCTGTTGCCGCTACTAAACCACCGCTAGCATCAAATGTTGCCGCTGCTAATACAGTAAATGCAACAAATACATGATTTTTTGGTGGAATTATAGCATCGCTACTTGCTGTTGTAAAAACAGATCCTACAACGTTTTTTGGAAAGTCTGTGCCTCTCATTCCCATAGTTATTATTTTTTAAAGGTTATCTTGGATCAAACTGTTCTAATCCAAACCCACCTAAGTTATCAAAGCCAGCCGATTCAAACTTTTTAGGTGGTGTATTATTTTTTCTTTGTTGTATTAATTCACTTTGCTGGCTAGCTTGTATTTTTGTTCTTTCGTCTTTTCTATCTTCCTTATACTTCTCTTTATCATTAATCACATTTGATTCAGCTTTTTTAAGCTCTATATTTAATTCAAATTCAAATTGCATTAATTCTTTTTTAATTGCCGCTTCTCTTTCTAATTTTGCAATATCAAATTGATTTTGTGCTTGCGCTATTTGAACTTTACTTTCTGCAATTCCCTGTTGTTTTTGTATTTCAGCAGCGGCTGCAGCTTGAGAAGATTGAGCATTAGCTTGAGACTGCGCTTGAATATTTTGTAATTGCATTTGCCTATCTGCTGCTAATTTTTTCTTTCTTCTTAATTTTAGTAATTGATTTGCAAGTTTTAAATTTTTAAGCTCACGAACATCAATGGCATCTTCAAGTTCAATTTGTTTTTGAGTTATTGCCATTTGAATATTGTTTTCTAAAAGTTGTTTTTGTTCATCATCAGGAGATAATTCTAAAAATATTCCAAAATCATGCAAATGTAATTCTTTTAATTCTTCTAAAGTTGCTGTATTAAACTTACCTAATGTTTGTAAAAATGAAAATTTAGTATTAGAAAATTCTAAAACATCTGATACTCTAAGCGATATAGCTTCTGCTGTTTTTAATGTTAAGTATAAACCAGCTTGTAATATATGTCTTGTAGCGGTATTACTATTAGCTGCTGCTATTTTTTGTAAACCTACTAAAGCATTTTTGTCTGGCGTACTACCATCTCTTGCTTCATTTAATCCAGTTACATCTCTCATCATTTGAAGATAATAGTTATATGACTGTATTAAACTTGCTATTTTATTATTACCTCCTGAAGCACGTAGTTCTTGTATAGGTACTCTTCCTTGATTAAACTCTCCGTCTTGAGTCATAGATCTACCAATAACACTACCTGTTTGGAAATACATATTTAAAGCTTCTTGTGGATTATAATTAGTACCATTACCTAAATCCACTTCAGCAATGCCGTCCGCATCTAAAAATACCCCGTCAGGAACCATGCGAGATAGCACTTGTTGCAATTTAAGATGCGTTATTTGAATCATGTCTGCGAATGTTGTCATTCTTTCGACTAATGACTCAGGCTTTCCTCTATACATTCTAGGAGCTACAATATTATAGCTCATTTGTACTTTTGTAATATCCGACTTAGGTCTTGTCATATTTGTACATTTTTTCCATTCTAGCAAATATTCTTCTCCTACAATTTTTGCACCAGCATATAAAACCTCAATTGACCTATTAACTTTTTCAAATCTTGATCTAGCATCTTTAGGCGGATTAAATTCATCTGTTTTTTCTATTGCTTTTTGAGCACCAGATGCAGTTTGTTTTATTTTGTAAACTTGATTTTCAAAAGTTTTATATTCAAAATATAATACATATAAATAATTGTTATCTTCATTTGGTATATTATATGATTTATTATATAACTTTGAATTTGAACCAGATTGTTCTAATTTTTTTAAATCTTCATTTGTTAATTGTGGATATTGTTTTTTAATATCAACAATAGAAACTCTTCTTATTTCACCAACATAATATATATCATCAAAATAAGGTGACTCTGTATATGAATAAACTAAATCAGCCGGATCTATATATTCTAATTTAATTCCTTCAGCTGTGTTAAATGTATTTTTAACACAAGCCATACCTAAAACAGTAATATCATAATCTAATCTTTTCTTTAATAAATTATATTTATTTAAATCAAATACATTATTTATAGCTTCTTCTTCGGCTATTTCTATACTTTGTTTATAATCTAACTGCATATGTAAAGATAACTCTTCATCATTTTGAGGTAAATTTTCTACATTAGTATTATATAGATTTAAATTTAATTCACTTTGTACCGCATCAAGAAGTTCGGTATTTCGCATATCTCTTAATAAATCTTGAACATATTGAGTTCTTTTATTTAATGAAAACGGATCTTGAGAATATGCTTTTATATCATAAGTTCTTTCTTGTATTCCATTTACAACTATATCTACAAATTTTGGTATAATAGGTACCGGCTTCCAGTCTAGGTTAAGATAAGACATGTCACCATTAATAGATAGCTCGTCTTTATATTTTTGTATACTCTGTTCTCCTCTAGCATATAATCTTAATTTATGAAAAGCATCCCTATTCGCAAAATAACGTGTAGTTCCAGAATCTTTTTTAAACCATTCAGACTCTATAGCTTTAGCTATTTTTATTCCATATTCGGAGCTTGCTTTATAAGCATCAGGCACTGCCTGTGATGGGAATATACCTTTTTGTTGTACGTCTGCCATTTTACTGTATTATTTGTGAAATATTTCCTTTATTGTTATATTTAGCAAAACTAAAATTAACTTTATCTTGTAGTTTTATTTGGGGCCTTGGGGTATATAAATTTTTATTACACGCCATTATAGCTAGCCCTGAGCTAATTGCTGCATCAAATTTTGTTCTTTTATTTATATCAAACTTAGCCCAATCTGTTAATGTTGTATTAAAATACATATCTCCAGGTTCACCTGTTGGTTTAATTCCAATATAGTTATTAATATAAGTTTCAATAGCAGCAGCATGCGCTTGCCTTATATCTTCACTTGAATTTGGTATGCCGCCTATTTCTTTTTCAGCAATAGATAATTTATTCCAAACTTTATCAGGTCTATTCATTGAATAGCCTCTATATCCTCTTCTTTTTAAATAATATAATAATCTCGGTTTATTATTTTCTGCAAGTATTGGCATACCATAAAATACTAACGCCATTAAAACATCTTCAAAAAACATTTCAGCAGTTGCTGGTCTTGCAATATATTCTAAGAAAAATTTATTAGCTGGTGCATTTTCCATACTAAATTTTGTAAGGCCGTGTAAAGATCCTTTAGATCCTTTGCCATCTGTTGTGCCGGATATATCATAACTATCACAACCAAAAGCTCCAACATGCTCATTACCGGGATATTTAATTCCATTTTTATTTATTACTTTATTTTGTAGATTTTTATCTGGCACCCAGCTAACATTAAATCTGCCATTTAAATTAGGTGTAAATTGTACTTCAGTATCTTTAACACCATTTGCCCATTGAAAGCTACCTTTAGTTAATAGTGCATTATATCTAGCTTCTTCGTTATAATCTATTTGTTCATATATTTTAGCTAAATTAAATATACTATTTTTAGTTTCGTCTCTAAAAGCATGCTCTTCTGTGCGCGGAAATTGTCTATAAAATTCATTTAAAGCGTCTTGATCGCCTTTTAATCCATGAACTTCGTTTTCCCAATGTTCAATAACT